GGTGATTGACCGTAAAGGTGCGAACCAGTACCATCATAATACGGGTTAAAGTCTTTTATGTGGCAAATAAATTCAGCAGGGATTCTGTAAGTACCGTTGTATTCAATGGTGTATTCTTTGACTGGGGTCATAATACCGCCACTAATTATTTCCATAATCTGCGAAGGCATTACATATAGTTCTTTGTATTTACCTGCGTCCATTCCCGTTTCAGGCGCAATACCATATATATAACCGTTGCCCGTCAGCTTTCTAAATGCAATGAGTTCCGTAAGCCACGAAGCATAAGACTGCGTAGCGTTAGGCATTTCTAAAAGTTCGTGTAGTGGCGTATCTTCTAATTCAACAAGCGAACGCTTGCGCAGCAGTTCAGCCTTGTAAATAGCATTGCTATCTAACGTACCGCTGGTTAATGATTTATAACGCTTGTAGTCTGCATCGTTTGTCTTTTCATAAACCTGAAAAGGTATAGTAGTTGCAGCTTTGGTTATAATGTTAATTAACGAATATATCGTGGCGTTCTTTTGGTAGCCTTCTTTGATATAGGTATCGTCTGTTTCCCTATTCCAAAGTATGCTTTCACCAAGCCAATTATATATTGCTCTATTGTATTCTTGGGCAGATTGTTGTGCGTTTTTTGTAAGTGCATTACGAACCCTATCGAAAAATGACGCCATTAAAAATAAATTTTATTCAAAAATACAAAAAGATAGCAAACCTTATTACAAACCGCAATAACCTGAATCACATTCATTAAAGTCATCATCAAATAATTCAAACTGCGAGTTCCATTGTTTTATCTCATCGTAGGTTATCTCGCTTCTCCAATGTGTATTGTTCTCTGCTTCTCGTTCTCTCTTAGCAAACCATTCTAATTTAGTCGGGTGTTTATCCCACATCTTTCTAAGTAGTAGTGGTGTCTTATGAAAGCAACCTACGCAGTTATTCATATAGGCGAAACGTACAGGCTTGTCTAACCAATACTTTTCTATTTGGTCTTTATAAACGTTGTCTTCTATTAAAGGAAAGTGTGGCTTTTGATACGGAACGTCTTGCCATTTGTTTCGTCCGTCTTTGTGTTTCTCAAATGTCGCCTTGAAACTCATTAATCCTTCTTCGTTTAAACGCTCAATCATATTATTTGCTCTGCGAGTTTCGTTTGCCCTAAAACCTATTCTTGTTTGAATTGGTTCTCCTATATTTTCTGCCCACCAATAAAACATCGGTTCTATTTTCATCTCTACCGTACAGAATCTTCTAACCATACTTGGCAGAAAAACCTTATTGTTTCTAGTAGTAACTTCATCAAAAGTTCTACCCGTTACCCAAGTAATCTTTCTACCTATATACTGCTCTAAGTCGAGCATTGTATAAATAATTATATCGTCTTCTGCTGTGGCTATAAATGGTGCTTGTATTCTATCCTCTACTTCCTTTCTTATCTTTTCGTCTTTGAACTTCGACTCTTGGTGTTCAATTCTTACTAAAGCAAATACATCATAATCAGCAGGATAATTTGCAGCTATGTATGAACTTGTTTTACCGCCACTAAGTGAATTAACTGTTATCATAGCTTTTATATTACGAAGAAATCATTGCGTTTACTATATTGCGAGTAAACTGCATAACGTAAGGCGTCCATCAAATGATTGTTTCTATCGACGGGTTTGTTTATTATAGTTCCATCTTTCAACTCAGTCCAATAGTATGCAGAGTACTCCTTTGCTAAATTGGTGCTTTCTTTACTAACTATTATATCAAACTCTTTAATTAAGCTAATACCTGCGTTTATACTTCCCTGACCTTTTACCGCGCCTTTTATCATGCAGCCTAATCTTCGCAGTTCTTCAATACTCTTTGGTTCAGCGGAATCGGCAAAGCCAAGCACATCGTCAAGCCCCTTGTCTTTTAAAAAGTTAGCAATGTCTTGGTTAGTCATTCCTTTAGAATAACACAACTCATGTATATACAGCTTGTCGTTTACTTTAGCGACCTCAACAATAGCTAACTCGTCATTGCTATATCCGAAGTCAATACCCAGCACCGTTTCTTCAAATTCAGGAAACTCGCTGTACGGTATAAATTGCCAGTTGTTAAATATTTCGCATACGCTCAATCTCAAATACCAACTCTTTAGATAAAAACTTATTGTCGCGGTAGGTAGTAATCCACGTATCGCAATCTTCACGCGTTATAATATCCTCGTAAATCCAGTGTATAGGGTCTGAAGGGTTAAAGTCCAATATCACGTAATCGGTTGTACGCATATTGATTTGGCGAAAATCCTCAATGTTTAATTCATTCGCTTCGTTTAGAAATGCAATGTTTCTTTTACGGCCACGAATCTTTTGCGGTTCGTCCACGCTTAAAAACTCAACCAAGTGGTCGTTGTATCTAAACGTGTTTTCAGCCTTATTGTGAACGCCTAAATAATAAACGCCCGTTTGCTCAAGTATGTTTATGAAGTCGCGGTAAACCGAACCTTTTAACGCTGGTAGCGTTTTACGAATAATTGAAATTGTAAGCGGTTCAGGACTATTAATTAAAAGGAAAGCCAAGTATTGACAAACCGCATAAGTCTTACCCGAACGCGTACCGCCTTGGTGTACTCTAAACCTTTTATCGCTGTGTAGTAAATCGTAAAACTGTCTATTGCAGTATTGTTCTACTTTTCTTCTTCGGCTGGTTTCCATTCAACTAATGTGCTGGTTACTGCGCCATCGTGCATAATCTCTTGGCGTTCAACGTAACCTCTTTTTTTCCCTTTTGTTTTGAGTAGAAATATTGTTGCTGTTGTATTTCCTTCGTTTACTTGTTTATGTAGCTGACTTTCTGCAAAGTCAAGAACCATATCTTCAAGTGCTTGAACTTGCTGTGCGTATTGCTCATCATTACGTAACCAATCGTAGTGTGTTTTACGCGTTATACCTACATTATTAGCAGCAGTAGTAACCACGCCTAAAGATTTTTCAAGCGCAGCCAGCATCGCCTTTTTTAGTGTAACATTTTGCTTATTTGCCATTTAACAAAATTATATAAAAAAAAAGGGGCTATAAAAGCCCCCTTTAAAGTTTCCGTTTTTATTAGAAGCAATATGCTAAATCATATTCACTCCAAAACTGTTCTTCGCCAGTATCATAATTTACTGTAAGATACTCTACTTCTTGCCCGAACTTACTTGCAATAGTAATACCGTTTTCTAAGGCTATGTAAACATAACCTGATTGGTCGTTAAAACCAATTTCCATAATATCCTCACGCGCTGCAAATTGTGCGTAGGCTTCCCAACATAGCGAAAGGCTTTTTGCTTCTAATACTGCTGGTGCTTCTAAATTGTTTACTGTGTAACTCATAATAGTTTGTTTTTTAATTTACAGCTAATATAAAAATAAAACACAAATAAAAAAAATTTTTTATTCTATACCTACAAAAGCCTTTAAAGGGTAAAAAATCAAACTGTTCCTATATCCTCCTTCAAAGGTTGGCTCAATAGGGGTTACTCCATGCACATTACGCCAAGCTGGGTAAACTAGCATTGAATTATCGCTTTGATTAAATGTAGCATCGTAATCAGGCACATTTAAATTACCGCCTTCACAATTGTTTCTTTTGGTTATAATCACATTCGCGCCTCCTACAATATTTCCTGTATCTCTGTGATATGCAGCAGCAATATTGTAATTGCTAATTGAGGAAGTAAATAGGTTTGCAAACCTCCATTGCTTTGGTACTTCTTCAAGCAGATTCTTTTGTTGCTCGTACAACTCAGGCATTATTTCCTTAATTATTTTCTCGCTTTCCTTAGCTAACATAACCATAGCTTTGATAAAAGTCTCGGCTTTTGGCTCGTTATGAACACTACTGATTGAAGGGTAAGGTCTGCGCATATGAGGCCTTGGAGCGACTGACCCTAATATAGTGGACATTTGTACAACCAAATTTTCCTCACCTCTTTTTCCGTTTTCTTTATAGCCTTTCATTACTGCTGCACTACGAACCATATTTGACTTCGGTACGTTTTTAGAATTAAATTCTAAGTTTGCAAGGGTCGCCAGCTTAGAGGCTTTTTCGGGCAGGTTTTTAATAAAGAAGCCAACCTTTTCGCCATTTTCAACAAGAATACAATCCTCGTTAATGTTTGGTTTTAAACTTGGTGTTGTGTCACCAATTTTAACACCGTGTTCGATTTTTTTTAATTCAATTACTTTCATTTCAATATTTCTAAAATTAGTTTCAATGCTTCAGTACTATCTTTTACGGCATAATCTTCTTTCATGTTATCTACCCTTGTTTGTATAGTTTTTATTTGCCTTTCTGTTTGGCTTGATTGCCTTTTCACCCTTCCTTTTAAACCATCATCTTTTATTTTTACCACACAAGGCTTAAAGGTTTTCAAGAATGTACTATTCATAAACCTATCGCCTTCAGCAATTATCGTGTAGTTTTTACTTTCATTAAAATTTTTAAACTTCTCAAAATCCCTTGCAACTGCCATCGATAATTTGTCCGAACCCTCAAAGGTACTTCCGTCATATTTACCCAGCACGCTTACCTTTCCGTTGGTTTGATAAAATATCATTTTAAATTTTTTGGTGCTATTCAAATTTAACTTTTCAATCAAACTTTTCATTACCCAAGTCTTACCTGAACCACAAGCCCCAACCAGCAATATTGTTTTATTTGTATTCATTCAAATATTTTTTATCAAAGGTCTCGTCTCTAAATTGCCACAATGTTTCCCAAGCAACGCCATAATGTTTTTCCTCCATTTTTTCTATTTCCTTTCTCATTCTTTCAATATAATAACCTACATAACGCTGACCTTTTCTGTACTTATGATACGCGCACAAAGTGGTTTCTATTTGATATATATTTCCTTTTAAAGTGCCTAAATATCCCACAAAGGTATTATGCAATTCTGTGGCTATTTTAGTATTCATTTTTTTGTGCACCCAATCTTCTTTCTCAATCGCATAACAAAGACCTTTTCTGCAGCTTTCTGCCTCCATCATATTTAAATACTTAGGTGCAAGTTTTGTGTTTGTTATTTGATTCAAAACGTCTAAGTAATTAAAACAACTAAATCTGCCAAAGTGTTTTATGTTCGTAATCAGGTCGTAAACTTCTTTGCTGCTTTTTGCTTTTTTAAAGTACGCCTCTTGATTGTTTTTTACCAACTGCTTATAGCTTATAAAAGCAGGTATAAAATTGTCGCCTGTTTTTATACGAAGTCTATCGCTTTGAAAAATTATACTTGATTTTTTAGCTTCCCACCACTTCTCTAATCTTTTTACATTAACTAATTCAAAATCAGGAAAATCATTGTACATCAAGAACGTAGTGGGCGCACAATAGTTGGTGCCGTATAAAAAGGCAATCCAATATCGTTGGCTCATATTTAGTTCAAATCTATCGGCTAAATACTTCAAGCAAATTACGGCTGGGTCTACGTCATTCGCTTCCATTGACATATTGTGATAATCAAGATAACTTATATCACCCATTCGTTCATCATTTGTTTTCTGTTCTTTGTTAGCTTTTGACCTTTTAGCTTCATGCCCATTTTTTCGTAAAAACGGTTGCCTTTTTTATTGTCTACATTACAGGTCAGATACAACGGCCTTTTACAGTGATTAAATAATAACTCAGCATATCCCTTTCCTTGATGCTCGCTCAAAACACCAATTTCCTTTATTGTAAAACACTTTTTTTGTTTACTAAAACCATACCGCATAAAAGCAGCTTCATCAATCACATAAAATAAATAAGGACTTTCTTTAGCTAAATAGTTATCCCAAGATTGAAATAAATTGAAACTACCTATTTCGTCTTTAGCCTCTTTATGAATTGATTTTATTAATTGTTCGTCTTCTTTTTTAGCCAATCTAACCTTCATAAATCATAAACCTTATTTGCCTCTAATTCTTCAAATTCATCAACACCAGACCTTTGTAAAATATCTTTTGTGCTTGCTACAATAGAAACGCCTTTGTGTGTTCCTAAATAACAAGGCCTGTTTTCGTTCCTTATTACTTGAAGTTTTTTTAAATCTAAAAATGCACCTGCAAATGTTTTGTCTTGTAAAAAATTTTTAAGCACTTCATCTCCTTCATTCTTTTTTAATATTGCTAATTCACCATCATTTTCAGTAATCATGGAACAATCGTATCTCTCTTCCATTTCGTTTTTAGTGCCCATATCAATAACACCATTAAAAACCATAGAAGTGCCACCAATTTGTATTGGTTGATTGTTTGCTTGTTCCTTGTAATCACCGCTTGTAGAATAACGGAAATGAGCAATAAACTTTTTAGGCTTATTGCCATTTAAGCTGTTTAAAAAACTTTCGTAGGTAAAGTATTTTAGTGTGATGATACAATCACCATCTACATAACTATATCCAAAAGAATGCAAACCCCTTATCCTTGAGTTAAAACAAATTTTTTCTACAAGTTCTTTATTATAATCGCCTTTGTAGGCTATAATGGAACACATTTACAACTTGTCTTTTTCGTTTTGCAAATGGTCTATTATCATTCTACCAATATAGGCGTTGCGCTCGCGCCAAAAATTTATCAAATCCATTGCGGTTTTGTGGTCCTCTACTTCAAACTCTATTTGTATTGCTTTTCTCAGGCCGTCCTTCATTAACTCTACATCTTCTTCAGAACCTTCGTCATCATCTAAAATAGAATAGTCCACCATTTCTTCAGGCTCCCAAACATCTAGCCCCCATTCTTTCAAATCTTGTGTAGCCCAATCGTTAGCCAGAATATCCCAATCCCACTCACCGAAGCCTACATTATCCTTAATGATAAATTCTTGCTTCTTTTCTTCGCTCCAACCTTCAGCTACGTCAACCCAAACTTCAAACATTCCTGCTGACTTTGCAGCCTGTAAGCGCATATTACCGCCCAACACTACCATGTTTTCGTCCACTACAATAGGGCGTTTTTCCATCATTTCAGGAAACTCCTTGATTGACTTTACCAACTTCTTGAATTTGCTATCTCCCACGCTTCCCCCAAGGCATTTAGGGCATCTTTTAGATTTACATTTTTTACAATCCATTGGCCTTTGTGATATACTTCATAAACCGTACATTCTTCTGCTGGTACATCAACGCTATCGTCTTCCCATTTATGCGTGCAATAAAACACAATGCTTTTGTGCGTTCCCCAATTATCGCAAATGCGCTCCAGCAATAATCGCTGCCCTTTAGGAATACGCGAGCCTTGCCGTTTTATTTCAATAAGTATTAACGCATCGTTATCAAATTCAAGCACCGCGTCTATATCGCTGGGGTGAATCTTACCGTTTTGCAAACCCGTAAAATCAACACCTTGCTTGGCTTGGTTACTGTTGCGTATTAGGCTAATCTTGTGGTTCAACATACCATACTATTTGAACGCCAAAAACGAAAAAGAAGAATTGCAGCATACGCTGGTCTTCGTCTATTTCAAATTTTTCTATACGCCCATCAACGTACTGAAAGCCAGCAACAATACCGTTAATTTGAAAAAATTGAAAGTGAAACATCGTGTTTATTTTGGCTAAAATTAAAGTTTATTTCAATGCGCTAAAAGGGTACATCGTCATTTCTTGG